CCCCCGCCTCCAAGCCCCCCGGGCGAGACCAGATTTTGATAGTAGTTCCCGCCAGCACCACCGCCCGCATAATATACATTCGACCCCGTAATAGAGATTGCCAAGCCATTTCCACCCGCACCCGCAACGGTCTGCGTAGGTGTTCCGCCCGCCGCACCCGCACCGCCGCCGCCGGCTGAAGTATACCATGACACAGACGGCATTGAACCACCTGCATTTCCCTGACCAACAGCTCCCGATGTTGCGGTTGTAACGAGTCCAGATGGTCCAGAGTACGCGGCTCCACCAGCAGACCCCCCTGCGAGTCCAGGATATGAGGTGGCCACACCAGTATTATTACCGCCGCCGCCGCCGCCGAGTGCTACTACGTTTCCAAATGTAGAATTCGAAAGACTGGAGTTTGAACCAGTTGTACCAGGATTGAGTCCTCCTGCCGCACCGGCCGCCCCACCTGTTCCAACTGTCCATGTATACGTTCCCGCCGGAAGTTGGACGCCCTTTGTGTAGACCAAGCCACCAGCTCCACCACCACCGCTCATGCTGCTGCCGCCACCACCACCACCGCCCACAATCAGGTAATCCACCAAGATGCCGCCCGTGGGTACGACGAAGGTTCCAGTGCCGCTCAGGAAGCTGTAGACTTGTGCGTTCGCGGAGGACACGGGTCCTGTGAACCCTCCGCCTACACCGTTCGTGACAGACCCGACAGTTCCTGTGAATCCTGCGACTACGTTTACAACTGACCCCGCAGCTCCAGTGGGCATAAACGCAGCGCCACCCGATACTTGAAGTCCAGCATTCACGTTCATCGCAGTGCCTGAGAAGGTCAAGTTCGGGTTCGCGTTAATCGTCGAGGCAGTCGTGGACGTCGTCAGGATCTGGTTGGCAACCGTATATCCACTTACGTTCACAACGCCCTGCGGTCCAGTGATACCGGTCATGCCGGTGGGTCCGGTGTTCCCCGTGAATCCGGTGTTCCCCGTGTATCCAGTCGGTCCAGATGGTCCAGTAGGACCGGTGGGTCCGGTGTTCCCCGTGAATCCGGTGTTCCCCGTGTATCCAGTCGGTCCGGACGGACCGGTGGGTCCAGTGTTTCCCGTGAATCCGGTATTGCCCGTGAATCCAGTCGGTCCAGATGGTCCAGTAGGACCGGTGGGTCCGGTGTTCCCCGTGAATCCGGTATTGCCCGTGAATCCCGTCGGTCCGGACGGACCGGTGGGTCCGGTGTTTCCCGTGAATCCGGTATTGCCCGTGAATCCCGTCGGTCCCGTCATTCCGGTCGGACCCGTAGGTCCAGTCATGCCTGTAGGTCCCGTCGTACCTGTTCCGTAGATTCCGGTAGGTCCTGTCATTCCGGTCGGACCGGTCCGTCCAGTCATTCCGGTATTGCCTGTGAATCCTGTCGGTCCGGTTGGACCTGTGAGTGTACCCGTATGTCCCGTATTGCCCGTGAATCCAGTATTCCCCGTGTATCCCGTCGGTCCGGACGGACCTGTTGGACCTGTGAGTGTACCCGTATGTCCCGTATTGCCCGTGAAGCCTGTCGGTCCTGTCGGTCCGGTAGGTCCCGTATTGCCCGTGAATCCAGTATTGCCCGTGTATCCTGTTGGACCGGTTATTCCAGTCATTCCGGTCATTCCCGTCGGACCTGTCATTCCGGTGGGACCGGTCATTCCTGTTGGACCCGTCATTCCAGTGGGACCGGTCATGCCGGTGGTACCCGTGAATCCCGTCGGTCCCGGTGTCGTTAGAGTCGTGATGACGCGACTCGAATGCGATGAACCACCGCCCCACACCGTAATGGTACGAGATCCTGCGCTATTGTATCCCCACAGCTCGAAACAAAGACGGTCCGACACCAGAATGGCTTGACTAGGAGAGAATGTGAAGTTCCAGGTGAGCTGATCGGGATTATTGAGATCGACCGATGTTATAGCACGGCTATTATCGGACGGTCCGAACGTATACTTCTTTGTGGCGCCTGTTTGGTCATATACCGACATGTACGCTTGCAGATAGGTTGTCCCGACGTTGATGGACTGATAGGCGTAGGCAGTGAACGTCATTGTGCCGCTCGTAAGCGTGTTCACAGCCGGGTCGCCAGGTGCGGTAAGAAAGGACATGAGAACATTCGCTAAACCGGCTGTGGAGACAACTCCCGACGCGGATGTACTGGATGGATTGGGAGACTGCGAGAGGAGGTAGAACCCGCTAACACTGCTGTTGATGCCTGCTTGAAGGTAATACTGGTTACCCGACGAATACCCTTGGATTCCCTGTATACCCGTGTGTCCAGTTATTCCAGTGGGTCCGGTCATGCCCGTAGGACCGGTCATGCCCGTAGGACCGGTCATGCCCGTAGGACCGGTCATGCCCGTCGGTCCAGTCATTCCAGTAGGACCTGTCATTCCAGTGGGACCCGTCGGACCTGTGTACCCGGTGTATCCAGTCGATCCCGTGTTTGCGGCTACACCAGCAGGTCCAGTCATGCCCGTATTTCCCGTGTATCCGGTCGGACCGGTGGGACCCGTAGTACCAGTTGCACCCGTGTACACTGCGTATCCGGGAATTCCCTGAATGCCTTGTGGACCTATCGGTCCAGTGATACCCGTATATCCGGTATATCCAGTATACCCCGTTGCTCCCTGAATGCCCTGTGGACCCACCGGTCCGATCGCACCCTGTACACCTGCTAGACCTTGCGACATTACTCTATCCCAACTTAAAAATGGATATGTTTGTGACACGAATCTCCTCAGATATCGTCCACGTCGACCTCATCGTCAGCTTCGTCGAACTCAATGCCACCCGTCTCCTCGACGTCGGTGGTGCCCGCCTTCACGAAGAGGCGCGGGTCTGCGTCTGTCACGATTGACTTGTACCGCGCAATCTGAACAGGTGTGAACACGGACAGGATTCTGTACGGAGCCATGCCACCGAGCCCCGTCTCCTCGAACAGAACCACGCTGCCCACGTCCACCCAGACGTCCTTCTTGCCGCGACCCCGCATGCCGCCGCGGATTGGCGCCTGAATCAGCTTGTCCACGACGCGCTCCTTGCCGCCGATCGTCTCCTTCACTGTGTAGAAGATCTCCATACGCCCGTCACCGAGGCGGCGCATAATGCGCCCGACGAAGGCGCCGTCTAGCTGGACGCCGAGCGGGTTGTCCATGAGGTCGTCGAGCATCTTGTCGCCGATCTTGTTGTTCTGCTTGGTCTTGTTGGATTCGGAGTTGCGCTGAGAGCGGTGACCGGAGCCTCCAGTCATGTTACGAGGCATCTTGTCAGTTGGGCTCTTTAAATCCCTGAGCCAACCCCGCATTCGTTTTCTGAAAACGGATTCGGTGACTCCACGGTCAGACCCAGAGCCCCCCAATCCAACCGTCAAAATGCAGTCCACCGTCAACCTCGCCATCCAGAATGCCTGCACCCGCCTCGACCTCTCCACCGCCGTCGCAGACAAGATTATCGCCGCCCTCTGGCGGGTGTCTCCGCCGCCCAGCCCACCATCGCCCGTGACGCCGCCCGCCGCGGCGCCGGCACTCAATGTCGAGAAGCTCAACCGCCAGCAGACGCAGAAGCTGGAAGAGCTCGCTGCGAACACCCATTACGGCGAGGAGGACGAGAAGACCCTGCGCGGGCTCTTCACGACGTTCGTCAACCGCCTCCCTCCCGACGTCTTCGCCGAGAAGGCACTCATTGACCACATGCGCGATTTCATCGACCCCCCTCGCTCGAATGCGGGCGGTGGCGGTGGCGGTGGCGGCGCGCCTCCCGCTCCGGCTCCGGCTCCGGTGCCACCCGAGGACGAGGACGATGAGGACCTGGTCGAGGTGAGCTGGCACCTCCGCACCTACGATGTCGGAATCAAGTCCCACCGCGTGTACGAGATGCGCAACGGCATCCACGTCTACGTGGGCATGTTCGGCATGAACGAGTTCAAGGGCATGGTGATGCCTGACATTGAGGACTAGGTACAGTCTCAATCGCCGGAGGACGCGGCAACAAAAACGGTCCCACTTGCGGAGTGAGCGAGTGGTTATTTATAGAGCTGGCGGCGGCGTCAGCAAGTACTTTTTCACGTTGGAAGGCTGTGTACGCGGAGATCGTTGAATGCTCCGTGGTTCCATACAGTTGATTGACAACAAAGCTCAGCGTGATGGACGAAGCTCCAAGATCCGACTGAGCATATACGGTTGCTGCGAATGTACCCGTTTGCATACTCCGACCCGTGAGTGTAGCCACATACTGTCCCGGTACATCCGTCGGAACGTTCGTCGTCCAAATCATGCCCGGCGGAAGAGTAGTCGTGTCTAAGAAGTACGATGTCCCCGTTCCCGACAAGAACTGAATCGGTGTGATGGGAACAAAGAGCGACAACGCATAGTTCGTGACGGTAGGCGAGAGAAAGACAGGTCCCGTCAAGGTTGTTCCGACCAAGAGCTGATACGTCGGATTCGCGCTTGAAACCAGTGGGGGAGGGAACGTCGTCAACGTCCCGCTGGGTGTATTCAGCGGCAGTGATGTCCAGGTGGCTGCATTTGTCATCGTTGCAGTGTTCGCGTCATGATAATACACCTGGCTCGAATTCAGAAACACGCACCAATACGTGCCATCGTACTGTATCGGTCCAATTGTAGCGCCAACTGGTAATGGGACATCCACCCAATTCACCGGTGGGTCATCCGCACAGAATTTGAGGCTAGTCGTTGAAGCTGCCAACCATCCGGCTCCGTATACGACGCTGTTCGCGCCCGTCGTAAAGGCATTATTCGCAGTTAGCCATGAAACACCCATGGTAGTCGAGTACTGAATCGGGCTCGATGAGCACGTAACGACGAGCGTGGAAGCCGACGCAGCCATTGACGTCGGAGCGCTCACAGTCGTGGTTGTCACAGTCGTACCTGGCACAGTCACAGAGTAAAGAGAATTCGCGCCAATGAAGAGGGTTTGGCTCACACCTTTAAGAAACCTTGGAATTCCTGTAATACCTGTCAAGGTTCCATACGTTGTCCAACCCGATAGGTCAGGCGAGGTATACACGATCGACCCGTTCGCAAGGACGTACCATTTTGACATGTATGTGCATTGAAGCAGGTTGGTTGAACTAATTGCCGCCCTTGTACCGCTGGGCAATACTGTATACGTCGGCGTTCCATCTAGCAGAAGACTCGCGGATGGACTGGATTGGAAACTGAACGTAGGGGATAGTGTAGACACTGTGACGGCTGGCGAGTATGTGTCCAATGTCGTCGCAGAGTAGACGGTGTATGTTCCCGCATTCGAGAGCACAGTATACCGCGAGACAGTGGGCGGATTCTTTGGTACCACTTCAATCTGCGTCGTTGCGGTACCTCCGATCGCGTTTGACCCAACAATCTGGATCGTGTCCGCTTCGGGTAAAATCACGCCGGGTCCGAATGTGCCCTTCAATGTAGTGTTCGAGAAGGAAAGTCCGTACAAGAACGACAGTGACGAAAAGGACGTGACCGCGAGTCCACTGAGCGTGGATGCACTAAGCGGAATCGAAACGAACTGCCCGGGGACTAAGGCTGTCGATGCAGTCGTTGTCACGTGGATTTGGTCAGGCAGAATCGTATACGGGAATTGTAGCGGCGAGCAGGACTGTGTCGTGTATCCGTTTGTAGCGGTCACGTTCAGAAACCCAGAACCGTTCGTAACCGGAGTACCTTGCAGTTCCCCTATGGCTGTCATCGTGAGACCCTGGGGGAGGTTCGGGCACGTAAAGTATGTAACCGCAGTTCCGCTGACAGTGGACGCGAAGAACGGTATTGAGCCAACGGACACGTTTTCCTGAAACAGAAAGGGAACCATTCCTCGCGTGCTGAACGAAAAGATATCCGCAATGACTGCATACGGAACGGATACGGACCCAGACGCACCCTCTACGGACGTGACAGTCAAACGAAGTGTAGATGCGGACACACTCAGTGGCGTTCCATACAGGGTGATGGTACCACTGGTAGTAGCCGTCGACTGTAGACCGCTCGGAAGGTTACTGAACGCGTACGTTTTCAGCCATCCACCTGACGAATACCCTGCGCTCGTTGCAATGAATGTCACCGGAGTAATTGGGCGTCCCACGATGTACGAAAGCGGAGGGGCGTTGCTGCATGTGACAGTCACTGTGTTCGATGACACTTTGAAGGGAAGTGTCGTTGACCCTGACAAGGTGGACGAATTCGCAGTGATCACTGAGGAGGTTGAGCCATTCACCGTCGGAGTACCTGTCACCAATCCCGATGAGGAAATCAACAATCCGGGTGGAAGGTTCGATGAACTGTATGTCACCGAACCGCTTCCACTGAACGCGATGAACGCACTCATCTGGAACGGTGTGATGGGTATACCCAGGTAGATGTTCGAAGAGTAGTTTACGTTCGAAAAGAGAATCGCGGGCTGATAGGTGAAGGTATACGTAGTTGAAGTTGACGTAGCCGCAGCCCCCACTACCTTCGCAGTCACTGTCGTAGTCACCACTCGGGGGGAATTGCTTGTTAAGTTCGTTGTTGTTGGCGTCCCGGAGATGTAGAATCCGTTCGAAATGGGCAACGGTTGACCAATCACGACGGGCGGTGTTGGAAGCTGGTTAAAACTCAACCCACTGGGCAGAGAACTGCAGGAGAACTGGAAACTCGATGCGAGTGCTGAACACTTTTCGATGGTCACGTTGCTCACCGTAATGGGAGTTCCGATTGTCAGATTCAATGCAACATTCGATGCGCTCAACACGACGCGCTCGCCTGAGACTCCAATCGAAGTCGACGCTGTCACGGTTTGATTCGACGAGTTGGTTCCAATGATGAGGTAATTACTCGTCACTGAGGTGAGCGTCGGAGTTCCAACCAAGGAGAATCCCGGGTACGTTGAGATAGCTAGTCCATACGGCAGCGTGGGGACCGTGTAGATAGTTGTTAGCGGCGAAGGTAATCCCGACGGAGGCGTCAATGCGTTCGAGATGGACGGGTACTCGTTCAAGTATCCGACAATCGAGGTTGGGAACCCCTGAAACCGAGCTGGATTGATGAAGAGCGTGTATCCGGTCGTACCTGCGGATGACGTGATGAACAGGGGTTCGCCGTCCGCAGACCCTGTGCCCTGAAACCCGACTGTCGATGCGAAGACTACGCTATTCGAACCAGCACCGATCGAACAGAATCCAGTCACGAGGCTTGACCCGGAGAACGAGAAGTTCGATCCACCTGTGAAGGTGTAACTGAACGGCTCGTATTTGTAGTAGGTGGTTGGAAAGGACATAACCTCTTACTTAGTAGTCACCAACTTCTTGCGTTTAGCCTTCGGCGCAACCGCAGCCGAAATCGCAGCCACAACGGCTTCGACAGGTCCCTGTTCTGGCGCCGCGGGCGGTGGCTCAGGCACTTCGATCTTCGGTGGCGCTAACGTAGTCAGTTCCGTGAATTTCGGCTGGGCTACCTCCATCGTGAGATCCCGATAGACCATATCGAGTTTCAATTTCAAAAGGCTGGAGTTGGCTTGCATACTCTTCATTGCGAACCTTTCGTGTAGCCGAGTACCAGACAGTGGGTGTAAACGGGATTCGCTTTTCTTGTGGTTTGTCCTTGTTCAGTTCGTATTGGACTTGGAGGAACCAACCAAAGCATCCGAGGGCGACGAAAAGGACGCAGAGGCTGAAAATCCAGGAGGTGGATTGAGCGAGCTCAGAATATCGTGCGTAGAGAGCTGATTCCGCGACTTGCATTGTTCCAGGCTCGGAATCCAAATCACACGAAGAAACGACAAGGCTGACCGAACCCAGACGTCCGTCACGCATGGACAGATGTGAATGCGCGTCGGGTGAACCGCAACGGCTCGTACAACATCATGCATCTCTCGACGAGAGGATTGGTGAAGACAAATGGTGAGCTGTGTCTCACCATATCGCAGTAGTGTCAAATCCATTACGCAGATGACTGTAAGCTGTGTGTATACGGGTTGCTCTTGAACGCGTCCAGCAGCCCAGGCACGGTAACGCGTTCGATCTGAACATTCTGTCCAACCGGCTCGTCGTACTTGACAGACCCCTGTAACCCAGCCTGAGGAGCCTGTCCGCCAATGTTGAGGAGCGGCGTCTCGAATCCGCGCGTGTTGTTGAACATCGACTCGTCGCGATGCGTCTGAACCGTGTAGGCGTCGGGTCCAGACTGGATCGTCATACCTCCAACCGGTCCGCCCGGCGCGGGACGTCCCTCGGTCGTGAGCTTCATGAATTGCTGGTAAGGTTCCGTGAATGATCGGATGTACGACGAGTATCCGCTCGTGCTCTTGCCAATACCACCCATGAAGACGGTTGCTGTCTCGGGGCGGTTCTGGGTTTTCATGATGAAATCGGGGTAAATCGCAGACCCCATCTGCTGACCCGGCGTCGTGTTCAAGTGGGGCAGAGAACCGTCTTCCTTCTGTAAGATCTGGAAACGGTCGGGCTTGTTCTTCTTGACAGGCGCTTGGAGACCCATCTCCGACACTGCGCGAGCGCCCGGTACAGGATCTTGCTTGTAGGTCAGCTTAGGCTTCGTTACGACACGAGTCTCATCTGTCGTCTTCGGCAGCTGGTATTCGCGCGATTCAAGACCCTGGTTGAAACCGCCGCTCGGCAAGTTCGTATATCCGTCATTCACGCCGGGTCCTACATTCACTCGCTCAATCGGGAACACGTTCTTGGTTGCCATGCTCGTCACCTGACGCGATTGCTCCCAGTCCGTCTCGACGTGAGTCTTCCAGGGACGTCCGCGACCCGCTTCGGGCTCGAAAAACGCACCGGCTTCTTCCTTACGAAAGAACGTATTTGGTCCGAGACCCGTGTACTTGTCGAGTATGCTCTCATGACCATCCGAGTACACGGTTTGCGTCTGGTTTGCGCCAAAGAACGGTACCATGTTACTGTGTCCATTCGCAGCCTGAATGACCGCAACCTCGTCCTCGCCGTCGGGAACGTACAGAGCTTCCTTTGTAGGTTCATCGTCTTGGTTGCTGTGTCGTTTCTTCGGTACAGCCATCGCATATCCAAGAGCCGCCAGTCCCATAAGAAGAACCACGTCCATCTTTACGTTCTGGTCGGAGTTTATTTAGCAAATGCTTGCGGGCTGTTCACATAGCGCTCCTGACGGGCAGACGTATCAGACTCGAACGGTTTCATCGCATACGACTGCGGGCGAAAGACGAGCCACGTAAAGCGATTCACCTCGGAACCTGACGTGGGGGGCACTGTCATCGTCTGTTTTGACTGCTCCTTGTTGAACACATTCAGAACCGGCTGTACGATATCCATTGTTTTCTTGATGAGAAACAATGTCCAGCGACGGATGGTCTGCTGTGTGGAGCTACCTATTCCCGACCGAGGTATGGGAGCCAGTCCGTGGTACGATGTCCTCGTTGTTCAAGATCTCGCTGCTCTTCTTCTTCCTCATCAGTTTTGCGACACTGGTCATCTTCTTCGGCGACGCACTCCATTGGATGCCCGGTCCGATGCTGTGGGCGATCCTTATTGTGTACATCGTCGCGTTTCTACTCGTCATGATGATGGCATTCTATTTCAGTCCGCTCACAATCTTCGGGTACGAAATCTTCACCACGGCGCCCAATACCTGCGTGGGTCAAAAGACGTCATTGGAAGGCGGGTTGTGCTATAACAACTGTAAACCGGGATACCACGGTGTTGGACAGCGATGCTATGCGGATTCTATGAGTGTTGGTGTGGGTACTGTGATTGGACTCGAACCGTGTCCGGACAATACGGACGGTCAGGGCGACTGGACAAATCTCGGACTGACATGCAGTCGCTGGAAGAACCACTGTGTTGAATGGGGAACTGACTTGATTGGGCATTGGTGGACAGGATGCGTTGAAACGGTTGGACGCCTGGACCACGGTGGCGTGTGTCCAGGACCCCAAGATTTCGGAAGTGACTTCGACGGCGAGTACAAGAAGTGGAAGAAGGCGCACGACAAGCCAGACCCTACGTACGATAAACGAACTGGAAAAATGGAGACAGCCGTGGAAGCGAATGCAAAGGGCGACAAGACCTGTGCGGACATTGCGGAAGTTGGCACCGACAAACATACTGAACGCGTCGACGGCATGTGCTATAAGCCATGCCCCGCGGATTACCCTCACCGAATCCCGCTCATGCCGTACCTGTGTTACAAGGGAGGAGACCTATCCTACGATCGCGACCCAGGCGATGTTCCTCATATGCTCCGATTTTTCGGAAAGTACCCGTATGACCTGTTTTAAACCGGCGTCATGCCCCAGTGGTTCGTGGGCGAACGAGAGGCTCCAAGCGGTCCTTGTAGTCCAGCCATCGAGGACGTTGTGGGCGTTCCAGCCAGGGCAGGCGGTCGCAGCCCAACCGCCGAGGAGATTGCGGGCATCACAGCCGGGGCAGGCGGTCCGCGCGCGCCAGCCGGTCCAACCGGTCCAGGAGCGCCGTCGTGTCCAGCCGGTCCCGTAGGTCCAGGCGCTCCGATCAGACCGTACGGAGAAGCTACCGAGGATGCGGTAGTTGCAGTCGTGTGTCCGGGCATGACTTCCATATCAGGCACATTGCCGAACCCTTCCTTTCGGAGCGGAATCGGGATAGCCGGAGACGCGGACCAGGTTGTGCGCGAATACGGATCGAGATTGAACGACTTGATGACCCCCCGGAACCCAGCCACTGCACTGTCAAACGCAGACTTATCCGTTCCGGGGAGTGGAGCGGGAAGCTGGATGTTTCCTTGCGGTTTGATTCCGTAGCAGTTCACGCCGAACTTGGACATCGGGTCAAAGTATCCGCCATTCACACCTGGACGTCCGCAGGCTGTCTTCTTTGCATGGTTCACTTCGCCTTGGAGCGCATCCCATGTGCTCTTCTGCGTCGGATACAGTGCCATGCCACCTGCGGACCAACCGTATCCACACCATTCCGCACCGTGATTGTACGCATCAATGATTTGTTCGAGTGTTGCGAGCTGCCCTCCATACGCAGCGCAGACAGCCGGAGCGTCATCGTACGTGAACTGGTTATCGGATACGTGAAAGACTTCACTACCCACCATGGTCGCGGTAAGAGAGGAGGTTGCTTGACTCGGTGATGTCGTTGTGTTGATAAACGTCGACGCGTTCACAATGCCGAATTGATTGAGAAGAAACACCCCCATGCCCACAACTGTGAACAACACTCCGACTGCGAGAGCGGATCCCGTCGACAGAAGAATGAAAAATGTGAGAATCAAGAGTCCAGCTATACTCACTGCAAACGTCGTGTTTGGAGTCGAAGTTGTCGTCGACGGTGTCGTGGTTGTCGACGTAGTCACCGCTGGCACAGTGGTCTGATTCCAGTTCGTAGTTGTTTGCGGCCACGCCCAACCCGTACCTCCGGTCGGTCCTGACGGACTCGCAGCAGGCGCAGCAGGTCCCGACGGACTCGCAGGTCCCGACGGACTCGCAGGTCCCGACGGTCCTGGCGGTGCCGCAGGTCCTGACGGTCCCGACGGACTTGAAGCCGCGGGTGGAGATGGACCGGTTGGTCCTTGCGCCATACATCCGAACGGAGTCAGCTTGCTTCCATTCGGACACGTCGGTACCGTGGATGTCCCGCCCGTTCCGACACATGTGGGGTTCGTATTTGGGTCCTTTCCAGGCGTATACGCTGTACCCGGTGGACATGTCGGTTGAGAAGAGAAAGCGCCCCCCATCTTTGCTTATTCATTAAGACGATAATAGAACAGCAATCGCATATTGTCTGACAGCGGGAAATGCTGGGGTCCGTGATTGCGAACACTCTGGTCATCGTACTCGATCCAATCCTTACCGGGAGGCATCTCGCGACCATAGGTCCACCAATGTCCGCCGTTGAAGCACACGACTGCGAGAAGAGCGTACTTCTGCCCGTTCAGAACCAGGATCGTGGAATACGAGACGGACGTGTGAATCGAGGTCATGTGAAACACAAAGACCTGAGGAAACGATGACATCAGTAGCTGCTTCGTACATCCCTTCTTTGAACACTTCTCGCATGTCCAATCGGAAATCGTTGTAGGCGTCACAGATTCGGCTACGCACTCTGTGAGGCTCTGCTTACGCTTCGTCGGTGTCACGGAGAATTCAATGAGCGAGTCCGAATTGATGTCCTTGTACTCGCACGACGAACACTTGATCATCTGACCAACCTTGAAGCGACAGAGCTTGTCCAGATACGGGAGCTTGTCGCAGAGGAATTCGAAGAGTTCGTGCGAATCCCCGATTCCATCGCCGGCTGGCATGACAGCCGTCTTGACACACTCGTAGAAGGACTTCAATCCTTCGTCGCCCTTACTTACCCAGATTTCTTGAAGACTCGTGTCGACAGGCGTATCGGATGCGGCTTCGGCTGTGTACCGCGTCTGAACGTCAGGAATACGGAAGAGTGCTTGAAGAGTTGCATTGACCCAACAGGATCCACGCTGGTTACGAAGTCCGAAACTCATCTTACCTTTGGAACGTAGAGAAATCTGTTAAATACGGAACGGGATCCGTTTTTTGGGAGCCGTTCGCAAGTGAGTAGGTGATTGCCTGCATGTACGGTGCAAGCTCCATTTCATGAGTGCCCGGGGTTGGCGGCAGCGCAGACGTGTTCTGGCTATTCGGCTGCTGGCGAGCTGCGGTATTGGGTCCGTACATCAGCGGAGCCGGCGCAGAAGACGCTGCACTAGACGACGAAGCGGACGGTGTTCCCAGTCCGCCCCACGATGGACCCTTGACCGACGCGGTTTGTCCCGGCGGCGGGCTGTACACGCTACCCTTCATGGCGGCGGCTGCACTTGCTCCCGTTCCTTGTCCGGTACCCGGTTGTCCTGAGAAGGGACCGTTATCGCCAAACACCGGACCTGTCGTCGAACGAGCCGGTACATCTGTCGGTGCCTGCGTTTCGTTGACTGGGGGTGGAAGCGCGCCATTGTCAGCATCCTTGGCGGCGTTGAGAAGGTCTGCGTACCCAGAATTCTTCGCATACGAACTCGAAACCGCTTGTTCATTCGAATACGAAGCCTTCTTTGCCACCTCAGCGACGGACTGGGTGATTGTAGTCTGCGTTGGCGTGTTATCGGCATTCAAGAGCGTATTCGACACAATCAAAGTGGGTACCCAGGACGGCGCATACCCGATGCATGCCGGAGTATAGGGGGACGCAGCCGGCGAGGCGGTTGCCCAACTCGCAATCGCAGCTGTCCAGTATTTGTTACATGTCTTAGCGGGTCCATCCGCCTCAGTGTCAATCGATTCAGACGTGACGGAGACGCACTTGTTGTCCGAATAGGAGAACCCCGACGGGCATGGCGACGAGAGTGTGCCCGACGAATCGACGCAGTTGATCCCGACAATCGTTGCGCCTGTTGGGCACTTCGGCGCCGGCGGTTCCGTTAAGTGTTCACGGTATGAGAACACATACCAAAGCAGCAGTCCCAGTGCAGCTAGAAGAATCCACGTCTTCATTACCAGTATGTCACATGATGTTTTCGGCGCACGGGCATACCGACGCCGGTCGTGGACCCTTCCACCGCACATTCGGGTCGTCCCAATCCCCAGGCGCAAGCGGTGTCGTCTGCGTGACGGGTGCGTATGCTCCCTCGGAGAACTGCGTATTCGTTACAGGAACAGCCGGCGTGTACTTATCTTCGGCTCGCGTACGAAGCTCGTCGCGCCCCATGTCCGGAGCTAGATTAGACTGACTTGGCGTGAAGTCTGAACTCTTCGCTTCCCGCTGTGCAGCCGTTCCACTTGCGGTAATGTGGAATCCAGTCATGATGAGCTGCTTCATACTGGACCGGTCGACGCCCGACACCGTTCCAGCCGACGATGCGAGGAAGGTATCGACTTGCGCTTCCGTGGGACGTGAGGCGGCGGGTGTATAGACTGTCGTATAGAATGCGGACGCTACAGAAATGTAGTCAGCCGCAGACGCTCCTGATGGCGCAATGGCTTCGACTTTGCTCTCCCATGCCTGACATGCGGACGGACATACGCCGATTGCAGGGCACGAACACGGTGGTTGGACTTTCTGGTCAGGGTCAATGTAGCGCTCTCGTGCGAATACGAGATACAGTATCAGTAAAAGAAGCAATACACCTGCTATCATTGTACTGAGCAGAGATCGTTTGTCTGCTTCGGTGGCAGTGGTTGTAACGGAACCGACTTCTTCTCCCGAACCGCAACCGGCTCAGCCGAATCTTCCTTGAACTTTCCCTGTTTGACGGCGGCTTCCGAAGCATTCACGCCCTCCCAGTGGTCGGACATGGCATCGAACCTCGCTTGCGTCGCCGAATCGCGAGGCTTGAACTCGAGGAATCCGGTCGGTGTCGTGTTCTGACCCGCCACCGACTTCACATACGGCGCCGGACGAATCGGACGACAACCCAGCGACTCCTGGTACTTGGTGAAATCACCTAGCGTCTCGAACTTTTGCATTCCGCCCGCGCGCGAGATGCCGACCCATGTCTGGTCGGGCGCTTGATTCAACTCATCCAGGCATGCCATTTTCTAGTGGGTGATATAAATAGATGTCCAAACTCGGCGCTCGCCCTCGTTACGTGAGAGACGACTATGGTAAAGTGGTTATAGACCAGAATGTCGCAGGCGGTGGGCGAGAGGCTCTCAAACACCGTCCAGTCATGGTACTGTTCTACATGATTGGGTGTTCGCATTGCGAAGCGAACAAACCGAAATGGGATGAGTTAAAGCGCAAGTACGTTCATATTCCGGCAACCGAGATTGAATCCGCTTCGGTCAAGCCCGAAGACAACGTGAGTGGGTTTCCGACGATGAAGTTTCTACCGCGCCGTGGTCGTGAGCGTGTTGTTACGGGTCAGCAGGAGTCTGCGGATATCCTGGCGAAGAAGCTCGGATTACGCACCGTCAACCGGAACAGTACCCGCCGGCGGAGCCGTCACGCTACTCGTCGTCGGGTCTGAGGTGGATCCCTTTGTCACCGCATACCCCTCACTCAGAAGCTTTCCTGAGTTGGCGCCCTTACCCAGAAACGCGAGCAATCCGGCGTGGTCGTCCGCGGGTACGGTGTAGAAGTTACGCTGAGCCGTGACCTGTTGGAAGACGTCCGTAGTGTCCATGTACAGATTCGACGTCTGTGCGAACTGCTTATTCACTTCATCACGGATCGTCTTGTCGGTAGCATCTGCTGCGGGAGGACGCCTCGGGTTTTCGTTAATGTCAATGAGGGTCGGATTCATGAACGGGTTATTCTGCGTAGGTTTCGTCGTATCTTCGCCTAGGAATGAACTCACAGCCGTTCCCATGCGGAAGGGCTCAGCCATGGTCTTCGTGCGCGGATACAGCTGGTGTAAAGCAACTGTAATTGCCATCACGACGGGGACATAGACGAAGTACTTTGTCTCCATCGAGCACAGAAACAACAACACGCTCAGGTAGACAGTGAAACGAACAACCGCATTCAGTGAGTCATCCACCGACATCCCTGCGGTTGGCACGAATGCGAACCATGTGTCGGCGCGAAACAGAATCGTCGGATCGGAAAACCAGAACGTCATAGCAGCGCTCTCTTATCTTCACCTACGGCTTTTTTCGCGCAGTTTACGCTGGAGACGAGCCTGCATACGAGCTCGACGAGCCTCGGGGGAATTCGACATGATCTGGTCAGCCGTGTTTCCCGTAGCCGCCTGTTCGCGACCAATTCCAACCATCTCGTTCATGTACTTTCCAAAGCTAGACTGGAACTTCGCTTTGAGCATCTCAATCTCCCGAATCAGCTCCTGCTGGTTGATCTTCCCTGTCTTCATGCGGTCTTCCAGCATGGACTTGACCTGTTCCATGATCTGCTTGATGGCTTGACTACGCTCGGGGTGCTGAACGGCTTCCAAGATCTCCTCGGGGCTGTCAAAGTCAATCCCAATCTCCTTCAAGTCAATCGACGCCGCGATGTCGCCAACGATCGTCACGAGACGGGTCTTCAACAGCAGCTCAAAGATTTCCACCAGGGCGGACGACGTCTCCTCTGTACCGAGAGTCTTCAAGATCTCATCCGTATCACGGTGAGTCTCGGGTAATACGTGCTTCATCGCTTCCATGACCTGCGCAACCTTCTCCTTCGGGTCGCCGCGAAGAAAGGAGAAGATCATCGCCATGTGAAGGTGCTTCCAGGCATCCGGAGAATTGTCCCATACGGTGCGGATGTCGATCCCCTCAAAAGGCTGAGGCGCACCCTCTCCTCGAAACAGGGTACTGTCTTTGTGCATGACCTTCGCAGCATGCGGCGTCAAGGTGTCCGTCAGACGAGTGTACACTTCGTCCGACGCACGCGGAAAGGGCAAACTAGGGTTCTTCGACTTCAAGTACTGGATGAAACTGCGGAGGTGATCCATTGTCTTTACATATGAGCGTTATTTCCAAAGCGGGACGCGAAGCCCTTCACATCATTCGATGTCAAACAGATGCACCCTGAGTCCGAAGAGAAGGGAGAGGGACAGCACTCGGGTCCCACCTTATTGTGCATGAACTGTCCGATCGCATTGTCGTCGGCTACGTCATACGGTAACTCGGGGACGGGTTTCGCTTCGCTACCCAGGATGGGGCTAGTGCCATTGAATGGCGAAATGCCGGGAGGCGTCTGAGAATCCAGAGGCGCCATCTTGTCACTCGGCAGCTTGAAGGTCTCGACACCTCCACTCATGTCTGTGTAACGGAGCGCCAATCCGACAACAGCAGCAGCGATGAAAAAGGCAAGGACGACGGGTGTACGGTTCATTACTTGAAGCCCGGAAAAAAACGGATTCCGGATGCGAGAGGGATGGAGACAGCAGTATGGACTCACTGTCACTCGTCGAACTCAAGCAACTGGCTAAGCAGCGTCGTATCAAGCAGTACTACATCCTCAAGCGTGCGCAGCTCATTCAACTACTCGTTCTCCCAGAGCTCCCGAAGTCATTCATCATCGAAAAGATGACAATTGGAGAGCTTCGCGAGGAAGCGAAGCGCAAGGGTATCCGTGGATTCTGGACCCTCCGACGTGAGCAACTGGTCAATCTTCTGTTTCCGCCCGAGAATTTGTCTGACGAGATGAATAAAGTATGAAGCTCTCCTCTCAAAAGATAGTTCGTCTTGGAGCGGTCCTTGTGGGTGTCGTGGTTGTATATTCTCTTTTCACATCCTACTCCGGGGCTAAGACGGCGGTGTTAGACAAGGCGTCGGAGCTGGGCGGCACGGGCGGCATGGCTCCCCTGGCGGACCAGGGTCCCCTTTCCGTGGCTACGTCGGCTGTAGGGGGCAATGCAGCCGCGGCGGGTGACATGCAGGGACGCACGCCGTCGTCTCAGCAGACGTACTCTCACAACGTTTTGTCTTCGTCTGAGCTCCTGCCGAAGGGCGAGATGGGCGCGTCGTGGGCGGCGGTCAACCCGGTTGGCAAGAGCGACATGGATGGTCAGAACTTCCTCCAAGCCGGATACCACGCGAACATCAACGTGATCGGTATCTCGCAGACGAACCGGAACCCGACCTACGACATCCGTTCGGAGACGCCGAACCCGCAGTCGAAGGTGGGACCGTTCTTGCAGACGACGATCGACCCGGACCCTTTCCGCGCCAACCGGGCACTGGACGGGCTCACGGCTTAAACTCGCAGTGATACATAATGTTGTCCGTTGCTGCTGTCGTAGTCGGAGTCGCGATCGTCTCCCAGCTTATGGGACCCACCAACACGACGCGCTTGACGGGTCCGGACGGACATGAGTACGCGATGCAGAACTTACCTAACAAGGAGGAGGCTGTGAAGCTGATGGCAACGATACGAACCAATCTCACGAAGCTGCGTGACTCGTACGCAAATGAACCCGCACTCATGAACGATCCACCCGTCGCTCGTTTTGTTGCTCGGTACCAACCGGATGTGTTTTCCGAGAACGATATGAGTTCTTCGGACACGTCTTATTCCGAGAACAAGGGGCAACGGATCGTCGTTTGTCTGCGCGACAAGACGAAACCTCCCGAGTACCCGTTAATTGACATCAATACGGTCATGTTCGTGATGCTTCACGAAATGGCGCACTTGATGACAGAAACCATCGGACATACACCCGAGTTCTGGGAGAACTTCAAGCGTATCCTCCACGATGCTGTCAAGATCGGTATCTACACGCCTGTCAACTATTCGCACACACCGACCCCGTATTGTGGTATGACAATCTCTGCGACGCCATTGTAGCCATAAAACCTAACACAAACATAATGAAGACTGTCCCCGTCGCAGGAACAGGATCGAGTGTAACGTTCTTTGAGGACGATACACTGGAAACTACGCGTCAACATATCGCCGTCGCTGTAAACGTTCACCCCGATCGCCTGTTCATTGAAGCGAACGTTCAGCTCCCCGAGGACGAGTACTTTGACCCTCGAAAGTGGGATGGGCTTTTTCTACGTTTGTCACTGGACGGTGTTCGCATCGATCTTGCGCTCTTCAAGTCGTACCTTGAACAGCTGCGAACCGGTACAGACGTCAAGGAGTCTACGTGGTCACGCGAAGACTGGAACTCCAAACCGGAAGCCCTCCATGACCTCTACGCGCCCGGTGCGGGATTCCACGAGTGGCGAGTGTTTGGCATGCCGGGCGAAAAGTCCTTTGCCCTGCCACTACCTCCGCGCGAACTCCCGAGTCTCCCCTCGACTCGAATCCCGATTGCGAACACTCAACTCCTCTTCGACACAGTCTATGCGGACGTATCCGAGTTCAGGGCAACGGAGGTGACCGCCGACACATCGCAGCAGGTTCGGCGAGTCTACTTTCCGTACTTCAAAGACGACACGCCCAGCCGCCTTACAGATTCGGCTGTCCGTTCGCTGAGGTCCTCTGCGGATCTGCTTGGAAGACTCATGACTCTGGACGCCCCTGAGCCCAAACACCCCGCAATCCTGCGTTCGAAGTGGTACATTCCCCTTGTCGAAACAACCTTCACCGCACCGCGCGCTCGGTTTGAGCAGGTCTTCTACGGTCTGACACTCTCCAAGAAGACGCCGTATGTTGGGTTCTTCACGTCCAAGCAGGAACTGACACGCCACAAGTTCTATGTCGTTGATCCGGACAACAAAGTTCCCTCGCTTGACGTAGCCGTGTGGAAAGCATGGACATCCACCACAGTCCCTCAACGCCGTCTACCGACCCTGTTGTTCTACCGCGGAACTTCGCGGACATCCTTCGACCGCATCGCCATCACACCGCGCGATATACAGTGTACTGCCGTGCGTGGTAAGGACTCGAAGCAGACGTTGGATGAGATTCGGATGAGTCTGTTTGACTGGATCCATACGATGGATGCGCTTGTACCGTTCGTTGAGTTGGACGATATCTCCATCGCTCGCTGGGAGCTACAAGACTTGTCGATTATGGGAACGTATGCGAAGGAGGTGACGGAGTTCGATATGCGCAGGTTCCAATGCCTTCAAGGTATTTTCAGCTACCAGGACGAGACCTTCCGTCTCGTGCGCGCGGATCGGTTAGCCGAGACCTTCACATCCCTCGAAGTTCAAGCCTTTCAAGCACTGCAAGATGCAGAGAACCCATCCGCAGCCACTCTGACTGAAATCGGAATGACACCAGAAGATGCCGATGTGCTGTTCACAAAGTTTGTCAATCTCGGCGATGACCTTGACCTTGAACGGGTCTTGAAGGGGTTTCCCACTCTTCGCTTTTCGAACAAGGAGGTGATCATGACAGCTGTGACACACCCTGAGCGCGCATTGAAGTACGCGAGTATCCTCCGCCACGTACTCACATCCGACGACGCAGCTGTCAATGCGGTATGTCCCAAACGTGTCGAAGCCGTCGAAGCCTCCGCCGCCGCCGCTCAGCCGGTTCAGGTTCATGTGGGTGATTTTGAAGTTGACGACGATCTGTTCGCAGACTTGGGGTTGACAAACGCAGCGGCTGCGCCTCCGGCTGAAGTCGAGCCCGAAGCAGCCGAAGCACCGACGGGTAAGAAGAAGGTCCGTGTCGTCGAGAAGAAGTCAACGTACAATTACTTCAACAAGCGGTTGCAGCAGTTCGACTCAGAGACATTCGACCCTGCACTCTACCCCAGCAAGTGCGATAAGAACAAGCAGGTGGTCGTATTGACTCCCGAAGACGAAGCCCGTATTCCCGCCGACTATAATCCGCGCAATTACCCTGCGACAGCAAAGCAGACGGCGGTGAATGACCCAGACTACAATGTACATCTTCTCGAACTCGACAACCCACAGGGAATCGCCGTGTGTCCTCAGTACTGGTGTATCAAGGATGAGCTTCCGTTACGCGAAGACCAGTTGGTAGATGGAGTCTGTCCCGTATGCAAAGGCAAGGTCCTCACGGGGAAGGGCGAAGAACCGCTGTCCGAGTTCACCGTCATCAAGCGTGACCAAACGGCTGTGTTTCCAAACTACATACGAGCACTGAAAGACAAGGAGATTCCGTGCTGCTACAAGGTGGAAAAGCCATTCCAGCGCGTCCTGGCTCCGAAGGACAAGACGGACGATTCGTACATCCTCAGTTCAGCCAAGACGCCTGCGACACGGTTCGGGTTCCTTCCGCAACCGCTGGCTGCCTCCCTGAAAATCCCGGTGAAGTACGATGACTCCATCAAGAAGAATCGCCTCGAAGCCGGTAAATCAGACTTCTTTCGCATTGGCATCGGACGTCCATCCAAGACACTTCCCCTCTTTATCCCGGGACATGCGATTCCTGAGCCGAAGGATGCGCGCAACAGTGTGCTGCTCTGTTCGTTCGTACGCACGTGGACGGATATGGGCGAAGGCGAGTCGCAGCTCGACCGTATTGTGGCTGGCGTGAATACAGCGTATGTCGAGGGACGTATGAGCATGATGGATGAACTGGAATACGTCACGTCCATTCTGGGATGTAGGGTCATTCGCATTGACACCGCCACACGAGCCATCTCCTGCGGATTCTGGAATGACCGTGTCAGTCCAACGGAAAAGACCATTGTGCTGTTCGATCAGGACATCCTTGGACATGTAGCGCGAACGACGGAAAAACTCAAAGGTCTAGCCAAGTACACGATCACCGTGAATATCCGTGACCCAGTGTTTCCGAAGCCGATGCTGTCTATGATTACGACGTTACACACTCGCTCCTGCGCAACGGACCGTCCTCGGTTTGCGGATGCGATGAACGAACTCCGTGGGAAGACGCAGGAGTTTCAGATCATTCTGGACCCATTCGAACGAGCCCAAGCAGTCTTCGTTCCGGGGACTGTTATCCTTCCGGTTCAGCCTGCGTCGTACGAATCCCTTCCCGGTGTACACACACGCAGCGGGTACTCGGACATCAAGCCGGAAGAATTGCCGAGTCGGCAACAGCTCAGGACGTTTCTCGACGGTACGACACATCCGGGATTCAAGTGGGTTGAGGACCTACATGACATGCATGGAAACCTTGTTGAGTCGCGTCTCGTATCCGAGTTCCGCGCCCCGTTCCGTCCAGAGCCTTCGGCGCCAGGGGATGCGAAGGAAGTCTTAGCTACACTGGCTCGTCACTCCGAAGCACAGCTGACGAATGCCGTTGCGAATGCTGAGGACCAGCGCACAGCCGACGCGATCTCCTACTCAGCCGAGGTCTTTGATTTCCTCATGTTTTCGCTGTCAAAGGACATCCAGACGGAAGAGTACGCATCTCTTCGCAAGGGCGTTGTTGAGACGTCTTCGACTCTCTACAAACAGCTCGACACGTGGCTCAAACGCGAATCCCATTGGGATGCCACGCAGGGACCGCGCGCTTTCGTGAACAAAGTGAGAACGCCATGTGGTCAGTTCCAACAAAAGGACGCATGCAATACGTCATCCTTGTGTGGGTGGAAAGCGGGTAAGTGTAAGATTAAGGTCGATTCGTCTGTCGACCGCACTCAGGTACTGCGTCGTATGACGAGGACCCTAGTGGAAAATGAAAAACAGCGCGCATTGATTCTTGACGACCGGATGTCGCCGTTTTTCAGTACCGTGCTGTACATGGAGATGCCGCACGAGTTGATCACGACCGCCATTTAAGCCTTCGGGGCAGTCTTGACGAAGTGGACCTTCAGGAAGGACTGCAGGTTCAGGTACGTGACCTCATCCTTGTCCGACACACGGAGGAGCTTGGCGAGCGCCGAGTTCGGCAGGATGCGGCGCTTGAAGTTCGGGTCGAAGCAGTTGTGCTGCTTGACGTAGCCCGAGATGAACTTCGTGACCTCCGTCTGCGAGCGCTTCTCACCCGACTTGAGACCCATGAAGTGGCACAGCTCATCCGTCAGCGGGCGCTGGACCAGGAAGGCGTTGTTCGCGCGGCGAGCCTCCCACGTCTTGCGCTCCTCCGGGGTCATGTCCTCCGGGTTCTTCTTCTTCTTCTTCTTGATCTCGCGCGCCTCACGCTTGGTCGCCTTGATCGCATCCGCCACACTCTTCGTCGCCTCGCGGACACGCGCCGTCAGCTCCGTGCTGAGCGCCTTCAGCTTCTCAGCGAGCCCGGCGAGGATGGCATCCGAGCCCTCCGTCGACTCAACGACAGCCGGGGCAGAGGGAGCATCGACCGTCGGTACGGTCACAGCCGCCTTGGACGGAGCCGCCGGCTTGGCAGCCTTCGCCTTGACGACCTTGGGGGCAGCCGGCGCGGCGACGGCAACGGCAACGGGGGCAGCAGCAGACTTCGCGACGACATCGGACTTCTTAGCAGGCATCTTGTTTGCCTTAGAGGGAGTAGAAGAAGAGGACATTTCTAACGCACTGGTATACTCTTACCACCGGCGGTCATGTAAACCGCTTCTGCCAAGAAATCGGGCACGGGACGTTTTTTGTATGACAACAAACGCGACTTGGCTCCAACATAGTACGTTCGATAGGCACGTACGGGGTCCTTGTCATGAAACTCCTCGGGCATAGCCAGTCGGGGCAATGTCCAACCGACGTCGACGAGGGGGATAGGGGAATTCGCGGTAAGCCACTCGATGTGACGCTGCGTAGTATGGACCTTGCCGTACCGAAACGAATACTCGGCACACAGAGCCAGCCCAAGCCGGCAGAGCCAGGTGTAATTCGCCAATGACTCACGAACCCAGCGGGCGGAAGGATGGTTAGGATGTGTCTTGCGATAGGCTCCGTCGGGGAGCGGTGACTCATAGACCCAATGAGCCGTGTACAGAAGTTGCGCTGTCTCCAAGATCATCTTCACCACGTGTTTATCGCAGTGAAGGCGAGCTGCTTCGGTGGGGTCGAGGGATAGAAAGAAGATGTTCATGGTGCTCTCGTCTACACCGAGGGGCTCACAAATCCGTTTTAGACCAGCGGGCATTTCAAATGGGCGCGTTATTCATCGATATCAATTATATACGTCGGTATAGTTCGTTTGTTTTCTAAGTGTGTAGAAACAATACGATGAGCCCCGTCCAGTAACGTATAGTCTCCCTTTTTGCATGCTATCCATATCGGTTCTGTATGACCATGTTGGCGTATGATTCGTCTATGGTGTAAAACTGACTCCAAATCGTTTTGCCCTCTGGGACGATCTTCTTCAGGATAAGGATCTTCTGAAAGACGGACTGGATCAAAATTATGTAGTTCTCTACATCTTGATAGTGGGAACCAAACCAACTTGCTCTTGAAAATATGATAATACGAAGATACGTTCGATGATGAAAATAGCTTTATGCTTACTGATGTTTGAACAGAATCGTGCATAGTTTGTAGATGTTCCATTCTACTTAGTGCCCATCTAAAATGCCCATGGGTCTAACACCGGTGCAAGGCTGACAAGACGAGGAAGATGACATCGTATGACCGCGTATCCGTCACTGCGATTGTCATGAGGTTAAGTGCACTGATCATGTACGACGAATTGGATACGGATGGAATGAGCATACCCTTCATACAGAGCGTGATGATGCGATGGTTGGGGATCCGCATGGCTTCAATGTCTTCTGACAAAAACCTGAACATGTCGCGCAGGTTGTGATGGTTCAGATTCGCGAACTGCTCGGGATGGATGTCCTCAAACCCGTAGCTCCTGAACACCTGCGCAAGGACTGTCCATCTCCTCTCGATGTTCACGGACAAATCGCGGGAGGGAGGTGGGACCGATAATCGATGACGTCGTCGGTACAGATGAAACCATCGAAGTCGTGCTAGGTCTGTGTGTGCGATAGGTGTTCGCGTGTATGGGTTCAATGGGGTCACCGTTCGAATGCACCATTCCCAGATGGTCCCGAAGTCGAACCACCAGATCTTTCCGTCCTCGACAATTCCAAAGTAATCAAACGGATGCTGACGCTGTTTCGTTTCACACGTGACAAGGTCATCATCATTCACGCAGTCAGCCCTCCGCAACACACCTGGTCCGGCTACAGCTAACAGGTGGCGGATCCGCCACCCTCGATACAAGGCTTGTACTTTCACAAACCGTCGGACTTTCTCTGCGAAGACATCGACCCAGATACGAGGGTTCGCAGCCCGGATATGCCGCCCACACAATGCATGTCCGTTGAGCGCATCTGCACCACACTGGTCGCTAGACCGCAAGTTCTTCACCGCCGCACAACGGGGCATTAACTAGTTTGTATAGAGCCTTGAAAACTGGAAACGTGCGCGAAAAACGAATGCCGCGTCCGACAGGCAGTTGGAGACTACAACACGACTCAAATGGCTACCTCTGCAATCATCCCTTCCGAGAACCTGGACATCACCCGCGTCGTCATCGGCGAGATTCGCCCGAACAAGGCTGGCGGCAAGACCGTTCCCATCAAGTACAACGGGCAGTTCATGCAGGTTCGTATCCCCCGAATCTACTACCCAGCTGGCGTCGTCGTCCGTGAGGACGAGAAGACGGGTCAGCGCAACTACTCTCTCCTGGCTTCGCTGAAGGGCTGCGATTCGTATGCGAAGGAGCGCAACACGGATGGCTCGGAGATTGGTCAGTTCTACAACTTCCTCCTCGACATGCAGGAGAAGGTCGTCCAGGCTGCGACTGCGAATAGCGGTCGTTGGTTTGGCAAGGCTCGCACGGAGGCGGTTATCCGCGACACGTGCAAGCCGATTCTGACTCCTAGCGTGGAGAAGGTCAACGGCGAGTGGGTGCCGAACGGCAAGTACCCGCCTTCGCTCCGCATGAAGATCTCGATCTGGGATGGTCAGGTCGGGATGGACGCGGTGGATGCGAACAATAACACGATTGAGCTCACGCCTGACAATCTCGAGCAGGTGTTTGCCAAGCGCTTCGAGGGTCGTATGGTGCTCGCGCCGAGCATCTATGTCACGGGCACGGGCTGCGGTGTGACGTGGCGTGTCGTTCTCGCGAAGGTCTTCCCTCCTCAGCGGATGGGAGCTAAGAGCGCATTCGCTGACATCAAGGAGCCCGATGAGCCGATTGAGGAGAACGAGGACAAGCCGGAGTCTATGGAGCTTCCGATGGCTGAGGATGAGGAGCATCGCTCTCCGACGCCTCCGGCTGCTCCTCAGCAGAGTCAGCCTCCTGCGGCTCCGAAGAAGGTTCGTCGCGCGGCGGCGGCGGTGATGTGAACCCAAGCCGTGACCAGATAGAAGACCCTGCGGGGGGGATGTGAACAACCATCCTATCATCAATACAAAACAACTTTTCCATTGAAGGGTAGTCAAGTGGAACACCCTTGTCTGAACACGGGATTGGACTGAGCGAGCGCACACAACACGCCTCGCAGATGTACATGGATGGACGTTGAATGAGATGGTGTGTGGTCACAACGCGCATCTGTCCGTGGAGACAGCGTTCAAGAAACGCAGCGGGTCCCGTCCACCCCTCTGCGAGATACCGCTCATACACGTGAGCCGGAATCTTAGACCACACACTGTCACCTTCTGTCCATCCATCCTCTTGGAGGAGTGTTCCGAAGGGATTGTCGCGATACCACAGCAGTTCCACATCCCCCAGCGCCTCCAATCGATGCTCAGCCAACCCAACTCGATCGAGGTCGTCTGGGTCATAGAGCCAGTAGACGTTTGCATGAGTATACGTCGAATCCCGCGCGCCGCGGTACACTTGACGACCCGCCATCGTCCAGAGGTCGGAGACAATGTTAATATCGTGTTCAGTGATATCGGGACTGACCGGGTAGAGAACCGTTGGGTCGATGCGCGAGAACATTACTTACGAGAGCGTTTGGTTTTGCGGCGAGTTTGACGCCGGCGGCGATGCGTGCGGCGTTTACCTCCCGCTATCGTTCCCTGTACCCACATCAAGATATCATCTCGTTTGTCATTTAGAATTCGGTACATTTTGTTGAAGTCTTCTTGTTTCACAGTTTCTAAGGCTAACTGAGGTTCCTTCACTCCGATCGTTGTCGGATCCATAATGTACTTCAGAATAACCATTGACCATGGTACACACGTTTCTGCACTTTCCCCTGTATTGCTCTTTTGAAGGTCCATATCATATCCCTGAAGACCTTTCGCCACCCCCGATGCGTACGTTATATGTTTTCCTCCCGAGATGGCACTGGCAGCAGGAATGTATGCTCGGATATAGTTGTGCCCTTTCCCTATCATTGCTTCCCCAACAACTTCGTGCCATTTCCTGACCCTTTCGTTGAACAGCCACCAGAAGGTCGTATCGTACTGTTCGAGAAACCAGATGGTCTTACCTTCAGGTGGTCCGTTCACGAGGTAAGGTATGATGTGATGCACTTGCCCTTCTGAGGAAGGCCACACTAACCGTATAAGTCCAAATGCAGGACCGGGTATTTCGTGCAATTTTTCTTGATACCCGACGTTTGCACCCTGCCATTCATCTTTGAAGTCCGTTGCGAGTTTGCTGCCGTCAGTGCTGACGAACTCACACCTGAAGATGTACCGAACGTATAATCGCGAAGAACCGAGTACCGTTCCCGCATAGTGTACCAGGTTAAATTTTTCCGATGTGAAGGGAATCCGGTTCCGGGTGAGGAATTTGCGAGATCGCTTCACCCCTGTAATTGGCGGAGCCGGTCCGACCGCCAATGTTTGGCTATCTGCCGCAAGTGCATCTAGCTCTCCTTCAGAAATAGGAGAGACAATCTCCTTCGGCACTTCGACGAACGGTTTGTCCTCCTCTGCCTGCGAGTCCATTACCTCTAATCGAAGGTAATCTTGACGGGCACATCGTGGACACAAACGGACTTGGTGGCGGACCGACTGAGCTCGTGGCGCTTGCGACGCTCGCCATCTGTCGATTGAATCACCTGCGAACAGGCTTCCATGTCCCCATGGACCTCGTCGTAGTGCATGTCCAGGTAATCAAGCACCTCATCCTGAATTGCCCACTCGAAGAAGTTCAGTTGTCCTACGGTGGTGTCCATGCCCTTGAACTGGATACGCTTCCAACGACAGAAGGGGTCGAACATCTTTTTGTTATATGCCTTCAAGTGTGACTTGTACACCAGATACACGATCACGTGACGGTTCGTCGACGTCATGAAGGACACGTTGTATTTCTTCGCATAATTGGTCACAAACCAGTCGAGCAGCCGCAGACTCAGACGGGACTTCCCCGCGAGAATCTCCTCGACGCGGTTGAAGGTAGTTGAGTCAGCGTAGAACTTTTCGAGACGGTGCAGTACCCACTGCTCCTTACTCTGAATTGTCTCCATACCCACTCTGTGTTCAAGTACTGAAAATGAGTTTTCCGGCGTGACGCATACATAAACGCATGGACGCCGTTGTAACCGAATGGCTTCGAGATCCACCGTACACACATGCCAAGAACCGCCTCAAACCACTCGCCCTCTTGCTGACACTCCTTATCCCTTCTCTGAGCTACACGCGCTCTCGTCGGTATGTACTCGCTGCATTTGAAGTTGCGATGAAGGGTCCACTTGGACACATGTGGTTGCGTGACCGATGCGTGCGGCGAACAATTCGCGACTACGGCATGAACGACCAGCGGTCGAGTCAGTGGCATGCCAAACGTGGAACGATGATTACAGCCTCCGAGGTGTCAGGTGTCTTTGCGGGTGGCGAGGCTCGACGGTCTCTTATCGTCCGCAAGCTCGTACCGCCTCAGCCTCAAACAGGACCCCCCATTCCAGCCCTCATCTGGGGTACGCGGTTTGAGCCGATTGCCAAGGCGATGTACGAGAAGGAGACCGGATGCCACATCGTAGATGTGTCCTGTGTCACGCATCCCGTTCACTCCTTTCTAGGCGCATCACCGGATGGTATCGTCTTTCCAGACGATCCGAATGACGTGCGCCGACGAGGTCGTCTCGTCGAGTTCAAGTGTCCAATCTCGCGACCGGAGTCCAATGGAATACCAGATGACTACGTACACCAAATGCAGATGCAAATGGAGTGTACGGGCATCGACGAGTGTGAGTACGCAGAGTTTCGCTTCAAGCAGATCTTCTCCTCCGAGTGGCTTCGGTCTCCCGAGCCAAAGGGAGTTATCGCAGTGTTTGACGATCAGACAGTCGAGTACATGTCAGGACAGCCTCTCAATGAGTGGCAGAGCACCAAGGGCGATGCACAGTTCGTCTTCTGGCGTCTAGTGTCCGTCAAGAAGGCGTTCCTCCCCAAGGACCCGAACTGGCTTCCCGACCACATCGCAGCGTTGCGCACTACGTGGGATGAGGTTCTGACTCATCGCGCAGCGGGAACGATGCCTCTGCCACCTCCACCGAAGGTGGTAACACTGGACATTTGATGACACCTGGAAAATAGTAGCCAACCGTAGACATGTCAGGGTCGTTATACCATACATCTGGCATGATGATTTTTCGGTTCGGATTCAAGTACGCACCCCACCATGAAAAGGTTGAGTTCGCACAGATTCCTCCGCCGCATTGACTCATGATGTACAGCGTATCGAGTTCGTTCTCCTGCACGACTGTATAGGCAATGTTGCGCAGAAACGGCTTAGATTGCGCGTAGTCCAAGTCGTTTGTTATCAGGAAAAAGTGCTTTCCGGGAAACAGTTCAATCGCACGTTCGTAGTACATATCCAAACCAACGTCGTGTAAGAGGTGTCCTATGTAATCACCGCCGCGAATATGGAGGAACACACCCTCTTTCAAACCGGGATACCTCGCAGTCTTGTCTGTGAACGTGAGCCACGATGAGAAATCCGCGTCGACGTATCGCCAGTCCTGGAAGTATCCTAGCATAGTAGGATTTCTATAGTTTTCAAAGCGAGATGCCCATCCTGAGTAGGATAACCTCGTCTCCGTGACTGCCCATTCGGGTCTTCGCGAAGAGACCATGATACGGAACTTCGAGAAGATCGTGTCAAAGTAGTTCACGTGCGTGTGCACGGATGGATTTACCACCGTTTGGATGTACGGAATCCTCTTCGTCCTTCGCGAAATATGAATCAGCCCAGCCAGCTGAAACAACTGGTTTCCCAACCCCCCTGCAAGCTCGACCGTAAGCGTCAACATTGTATGAATAGGAAGAGAACGTCAAAGTCACGTACGTATTGCTTTCAGAATTCAGTTGAACAATGATAATGGTGACGTTTGTTACCGCGTTTCTGAACCTTCACGAAGTCCGTTCACTTGATCGAACAGACGACTCGCGGTTTGCACACTTCAAGCAGTTGGAGGCAACTGGCATCCGTCTCCACGTGTTTGTTAGCCCAGAGTATCGCGACAGGGTACACGTTCGCAACGGTGTCGTGGAATCGATCTCGCTGACGGACTTGTACATGCATTCCATCTCACCGGAAGGTCTACCGGACACGCGGTCCGTTCAGCACGATACTCGCAACTTCCTCATTCTCATGAATGCGAAGGTTGAACTCGTGAAGCGAGCCATTGAGTCGGGACTCCACGACTCCACACATTACGCTTGGGCAGACTTTAACCTGTACCACGTCCTCCGCGACCCAGAGTCTGGGGACCAGCTCAGGTCAATTGCTCGAGCGGCTCTACCGAAACAGTGTATGTTCTTCCCAGGTTGCTGGGAACACACAGTCATCTGGGACTCTGTCAACTGGCGCTTCTGTGGCGGTTTCTTCCTAGGTGACCGTCAATCGCTACTCGATTTCTACGACTTGTACATTCGCGAGTACCCTCAGCTCCCTAAACTGTCCTGGGAGGTGAATATGTGGGCGCATCTTGAATCAAAGGGATGGAAGGTCGACTGGTACCCGGCTGATCATACTCCGGCTATCCTTAACGTTCCTCATAATGTAGTCTGCGTGCCACCGGGTATTCCCCACACATGGGCATCCTATGATCAAAAGCTAGCGATCAACGGACCTATCTACCGATATGTAACGGAGTATGTCCGTCCGTATGCTATCACAGTGATATTTCCACAAACGGATGGAGTGATCGGCGACGAGGAATACGGCTGCATGATGGCTTCACTGGGACGTACTGCCCACGAGGTAACACCCGCTCGGATGTACCCCCAGTTCGAGGAGTGTGCGCACCCGAACACGCGACCGATGGTGTGTTTGTATGCAGCGCGCGAGTTCAACGCGAAAAGTATGTGCCTTTTGCCATGGGATGACCTCACATTCGTACACGGACTGCTGTTTCCGCAGCGTCCGTGGTCTGAAAAGATTCCCGTCGTGATGTGGAGGGGTGGGTCCAGTGGGTTTCACCGTCCGTCTGTCCGCATGCGAGTCGTCGACAAGCTGTTCGGTGTTCCGAACACAGATGTGAAGTTCGTGCCGGGCGGATGGCCTGTGAATGACGATATCATTCCTCCCGAACACTTCGCAGACAAGTCGCTACTCGGTCCTGACGCACATTCAAGGTACAAGTATGTGTTGATCGTGGATGGAAACACACAAGCCTCCAATGGTCAGTGGGGATTTGCGATCGGCTCCGTGCCGATTCTCATCACGCATCCGGGTAGTCGTTGGTGGTTCCACTCTGAACTGCAACCAATGGTCAACTATGTTCCCGTGAACTACGACCTGTCGGACCTAGTCGAGAAGGTTCAGTGGTTGGTTGACCACGATGACGAAGCACGAGTCATCGCAGAGAATGCTCTGGCTATGTCGATGCGAGTGTTTAGCCCAGCCTTCCAACGCGGATATATCAACAATCGTATTCTACAAATTGTCCAGCAAGATCGCTGAACCCCGGGCGCTGAACCCCAATACGAGTCTTGAACGCGTACCACTCAAACATACGTTGAAGCGGCTTCCAATACTGATCAAGGAGATACACCCAGTCCAGATGGGGATTCTGCTTGAATAGCTCCGCACCCTCCTCCCAACGCGCGATGAGCTTGTCGTAGAACCGAGAATGAACAATGTAGCCGCTGGTCGTCTGGGCTCCATGTACACGAACAAACGTATCGTCGTACGGCGTCGGCTCAATCTTATTGTAGCCCATCATGATGACATCATAACTCTTCGGGAGGCGTGCGATTAACTGCATCCACTCCTCCTTGGAGACTACGAACTTGAAGTCGTCCTCGAAGATCATGACAGACTCATATCCACGCGCCCGAGCGAGCTTCAAGACTTCGATGTGCGAAAGGTTACAGCCAATCGCAGGGGGGGTGTACTCAACAGCTGGAAATCGCTCAACCACCAATCCCTTATCCGCGAATTCCTGCTCCACCTCGGCGCGCCGGTCCGTGCGACGGTCCAGGTTGATGTAGAATGCCATTTTACCTATTTACTAGCTCATTCTGTAACTAAGATATGAACTGGACAGTTGTAACGGGATACTTTGATCTGACCCACATGCCAGATGCGTCTCCTAGCATCAAGTCTCGCCCTGCTACGCATTATTTGCAGAACGCAGTCGCTACGATGAACCTTGATCAAAATCTAGTCGTGTTCTGCGAAGAGCATATGCTGAGCGCGTTACATGCTCTTCGCCCACCCCATCTCCTGGATAAGACGAAGTTTGTCCCCATGTCATTCGATGACTTTGAGATGACTACGTACCGTGACCGGATCATAGAGAATCGCAAGATCAACCCCGACCCCGACGACCGCAATACCGCGTCCTATTACCTGCTCTGTATGGCGCGATACGCAATGCTCAAACGTGCAATAGCAGACAATCCGTTCAAGTCAACGCACTTCGCATGGCTGAACATCTGTATTCAGCGGATGGGTGCGAGGAACGTAGAGGAACTCCCTCGCGTGTTTGAGGGGTTCCGCGACAAGTTCTCGACGTGCTACATTGATTACATTCCGAAGGACCAACTTATCGACGCCTTGAGGTCGGGTCGCTGTAGTATGTGTAGCGGGTTCTTCACGGGTAGTGCCGAGTATATGAAGCGTTTCTGTGATGAGATCGAAGCGAAGTTTTTGCACTACCTCAACCTTGGATATGGGCACGCGGACGAACAGCTGTTTAGCGCAGTGTACTTCGACAACCCGGACATCTTTGAGGTCTATTACGGCGACTACACCGAGATGGTCACGAATTACAACTGGATCCAAGTTCGTCCGTCAGAGCCTCTTCGCCTTCTGATCCGTGGCAGTTTCGCCGCGGGGGATTACGTGACGTGTTTACCTGCATGCGTGAAGCTCTGGAACTCCTTTAAGAAAGGACGCGCAGACCTTCAAGAGTGGGAGGTTCTTCATTTGATCTCCTTTTATCGCGCATGTCTTCGGAACTTAGGAAGACCAGAAGAATTGGCATAGCCACCTCCGAATGGGAGGGGACTTTGCATTCCATTGGTCAATTGTGAAGTGGTTTCCCATGCTCACGTTACAGCGGGAACAGATGGGAACGAGGTTATCGAGTGTCGTCGGACCTCCTTTGCTCTCCGGGATATTGTGACCGCATTGAAAGTCAAAGACGTTCATGCGGTTCGTACACCACACGATCCTACACTTCGCATCGAATTTTCGTCCAATCTTCACGATCCATACTTGTTCCCGCAAGGCTTTCGGAATCTTCATTATCTCTTCTCACATCACCGCTGTATATGCGTTGACACGAAACGGTGTTGGCATACCGGAGGCTGGCTCGACGAAGGACGTGAAGTCCATGTGATTCGTCCGCTGTTCGTACGACGAGTGTTCAACGCGCTGTGTGTGCTCATCCTGACGTCTGTCGAGCATTTCGGGTTGAAACTTCTCTTGGGCGCCCGACAGAGTCCATACAGCCCATAACGTCATTCCGGCTGCAAGTAGTGCTGCGATGTGAAGCATTGTTCTCTTCGGGCGAGAAAAAACGAACTCTTTCCTCACAAGAAGAAAGGGAAGCATAATGGAGGAAACGGCTCTCGACACCCTTCGCATTCACTTTGAGCGCCGCAAGCTATCCACCGTCACGAAGAGCATCCCGACCGACCTCAAAGATGCGAACGTCTACACCGTCGGCGATGTACTGGTGATTTGCAGTCAGAAGGACAAGATGCTCGAACGTGACGTTAAGACGTACCTCGACTACGCAGCCGAGAACAAGTTCAATCATGGAATCGTCGTGATCTCAATGTCCCGGCTCTCCGAGAACCTCCTCGATATCATCCGCGCACAACACGCGGGACGGGTGACATTCTTCCACATCCGCGAGCTTCAAATGGACATTACCCAGCACCGGATGTCGGTCCCTCACCGGATTCTGCCACCCGACGAGGCGAAGGCTGTGCTCGACAAGAACAAGGTTGTCCGCCCCCACGACCAGCTGCCGTGGATTGACTCGCAGGATATCCAGGCTCGTATCCTCGGTGCGGTGCCTGGCGATATCATTGAGATCACACGTCACAGCGATACGGTTGGCAAGTGTATGTACTATCGCTACTGTGTTGCAGACGTAAATGTTGTATAATCACAATGGATGAGTTGGAGGCGAAGTACCGTCAACAGAAAGCCATCTATGACCAACTTGTTGCCCAAACACACGACGCGTCCGGGCTTCCTGCGATTGCGGCGGCGAAGAAAGCCATGAAGGATACGGTGTCGGAGATGCTCGAACTGAGTGAGCAGACAGGCAGGACATCCCAGCAGGACGAGCTCATTCGTAGAATCATGCAGATTCAATACGAGTACAATGAGCTTCTCCAAGGCACTGACCATCTCCAGACGCTTCGTCTCATTCACCAGACAACAGACGTTCAGCACGGTACGGAGATGAAGGGGTATGGCATCGCCTTTTTGGTCGCGGCAATCGGGCTTCTTGTGTTCGTTACGAGAACAACGTAGCGACACCCAGAATTCCAGCCAGTATAACGACACGTGTCAACAGAGCCGCATAATTCAGCGGCTGTGCTGCGTTTTGCGTGGACACTTCGAGATCATCACCTGTCTTCGGACCAAGCGTTTCGAGTTTCTGTGCTTGTTTATGGAGCTTGTCTAGTTCGGGGTTCGTGTTCTGGTAGTCATTGAGAAACGTCTGAATGAAGACTTGGTTCTGGTCAATACCGCGTTTCATCGATTGAAGACTAGCCTGAATCTGCGTCTGAGCTTGGTCCAGGACGGCTTTGCTCGCGGTATCCTTGTGCTTGAAGTATTGGACATAGGCATTGGTGTACGCGTCCAACACAGTCTGGAAATCGCGAGGAATCGGGCTAGCGGGTCCCTGTCCGGCTGGTGTCGGAGCCGTGAATGTGGCATGCTCTCGCGCAGAGAGCGATACAACGGAGAGCAGTCCCAGCAATAGGACAGTAAGCCACTCGACCATTATCTTGTTGAGGAGTAATAAAATGCCGGTTTCCCAATCGTTCTACGAACCGAGTGCTCCTCAGCGTCACATGCGCGGAGTCGATGCGTCCGAATACACTCGCTTTGTTCGCATGGCAGCCACGGTGGCTCCGTACATCGACCCGTCGACGACGATTCGGATTCCCTTTGCCCGTCTGGGACAAAGTCAACAAGCAACCAGGGATGCCCGCCTCGTGAGTCCCATCTTTTCTGGTCTGAGACCGTTTGTTGCGAATAAGTAATGAGTTGCCCAGCAGGCTTTGATGTTGGTGTATCGAACACGTGTCATATCACGTGTCCGGCTGGATATGCATACACGCAAGATTCGACGGGACAGCGATGTGTATCTGCGGCGGATAGCAAGTACTTCGTGCCGCTACAAGATGTGCCTCGGGCGGCTACCATCACCGCCTTCGCGAACGAACAAGCGAGGTTTTTGAGCGCTTTCATTACGCTCACTCGCAAGGTACAGACCGATCAAGCCGCCGCCCTGCAACTCAAAGAAGCAGAGACGGACGATGTCTCGCCTCGACACGACGCGATTCGGTCAACCCATGGTGTAGCGGGAGCCTATACCGAGACAATTGAAGCCCTGAGACCTCTTCGTCCTCCCACGCAGCCGGCGACTGACATTGAAACAATGCGCCTCAGTACGCTCCAACTCGCGAGCCAGAGCGCGCGCCCGATTCAGCTCTGCCTGTTCTTCATCATCCTCACGATATTCGAATACCTGATTCTCCCGTCGTCAGTCGTGCATGGAGCTGCGTTCTTGACCTTGTGTGTTGGCTTGTCACTGGCAATCTATCTGTATAGTAAGTAATGGGAAATCAGCAGTTCAAGTGTCCAATCGAGGCAACTCCTGGGACTGGGATTCTGACCTGCGTACTCTCCTGTCCGAAAGGCTACCAATTGAAGCCCGTCGACGGAGCCCAAGCCTGCGTAAGTACAGTCGACCCGGAGGTGTTCGTCCATCTCACTCCGCTACCCATGGTTATACGTCCAATGAATGACGAGTCAGCGTTCAGTATCAGCTCGCTTTCACCAGGTGATGCAAAGACTCGATATACCAATGCCCTCAACACATTCAAAGATGAAATGGCACTGGCAGATTCTAAGATTAACCACGAGGTGGCTGTGAAGTCTGCGACCAAGACTCTCTTGGACGCACCACTCGGCGACGCAACGGACGCGGCTAAGGCTGAGTATATCGCATTGACCAGTGACCCGAAAGCGGCGTCCTTCCAGATTGAGCAAGCGGCTCGTCTCAACGCAGCCACCGTGACGTCCAAGTTCGTCGATCAGTTTCAGTTCCTGAACAATCAATCGAAGCAGCAGCAGAGTACTCTCGACCTCATTCGCAGTGTGAAGGACAATATCCTCTCCGTGAAGGACGATATGCAGTATTCCGTGAGTACGTTCGAGAAGCAGGTGAAGGACATCCAGAACCAGATCAGCATCAATCACCGAAAGCAGAAGGAGACGACCGACTATGGTCAGTGGTTAGATGCCGTTCTCAACTTCGCGATCATTGCTGCATTGCTGTTTGCCATCGTCATGATCGGACGCAAGCTGTTTGCTAACTCCACGCCGGCTATTCGAGCTGCCGTAGCGCCTCCTCCCGTGGCGGGTGGTGCGTTCCGAGTGATGAAGACGAAGACAGGTGGTCCTCCAAGGCGAGCACCCGCAAGTCCTCATACAATGAGCGTCCTCAAAACAATCGGCGGAGCCTTTGCGGCAGAGTAACACACAAAAAGCAGCTGACACATTCAATGGAGGTCGTCGACTCACGATCGGTTACAGAATTCCAAAAAACAACCTTTTGCGGGCATCCTCGATCGCATGTGCGCAAAGTGTTGATTCAGACCATCCAATTGGGGCACGCGGACTATGCGTGTTACTGGACGCTTGAACTCCTGTGTTCGGGTCTAGTCCATAGTCTGTGGGACTCGTTCTTCGAAGCCGCGGCTCTTCACATCAACCGGGCTCAGCCGAATGTGTTCCTGTATCTCGCTCGGACGTACGAAGCCTACGCGCCGATTGAGAGTGCGTATGACATTCGTAACATGACACAGATTCGAAACAACCCAGACGTTCGCAAGTTAGTCTGCGAAGTCGCAGCGACGCTCGCCTTCTGTCGCAAGAACAAACTACTGTCGTTGCCGACAATCAAGCCAGCTCATGACTTTGACCCCGTAACCATTCAAGAGAGCCTGAAATCACCATCGAGGTTATATGGCACCTCCGTGCTGAAACCGTCGGACCCAATGCCGGTTGCGGTTCCAATCAATGAGTTCTGCTACTGCATCCGCTCGGACGTGCGTGACCTTACGCGAGCCATGTACTGGATGTCATGGGTCTTTGCGTTTTGTCGCGAGCACAAGAAGCAGACGAAGACTCATCTGCTGTTCGCAAATCGCGCAGACGAGTATGTATCCAAAGACGACGGGACGCACCCTGTTTGGATCTTCTGGGATGCGATTCGCAAGAATACACCACCCACGTCTCGTGAACACATTGATGTCTTGTACCGCATTCATAGCCTCCGGTGGTCGTCGGCGGATAAGGGTAAGCGAGCCCTGCTTCTCACAGCCGTCACCCTGTTATGCGAAGGGTCATTGGACACAACGCCTGTGGCTCCCACACTTCAAGTCTCGAATGTACTGAACGGAATGCCTGGATGGATTGACGCGATTATCAAGATGCAGCGAAGCTTCGCCTGAAAACGAATCCAAGGCATAGAAGTAGAGTCTTCAACCCAAGAATGTTCCGCCCCTGCATCTCCGCCACCCAGGTGGCTAGCCTCATTGGACGTAATCCCTACCAGACTGCTTCACAGACCATGTACGATGTATTCAAGAAGGACAAGGCACTCGTCCAAGTCATCGAGAGGATCGAGCACACACACAACCGCAAGTCAGTCTCTCGGTTCAAGAACTCCTTTCTCCGAGACCGCGGTATTCAGGACAGTGTAGCCGCAGCTCTGGACAAGTGTAAGGTAGCCGACGTTGCGGCTGCGAATGAGGTCGATGCAATTCAGGCTCTCCTCTCCGCCGAGGCTCGGAGTCACGAGCTCGACATGAAGGTGGCTGCGGGCATTGAGGTTCCTCAGACGGAGAAGGATAACGCAGCTGCGGCGGTCGCTGTCGCGCTGGCGAAGAAGACGGTTGCTGAGGCAGCCGTCGCATTGGCTCCGACCGTGAAGGATACATTGGAGTCAGTAGAAGCTGCGTGTCAGAAGGTGATTGACCGCACGCCGAATCTGCCGAAAGCCATGGCTGCACAGCTGCTGTCCGATGCGCGGGGTCGCGTCTCCACCCAGCGTGGATTGACGAATGAGACAGCCATCCTAGATGACTACGCTGCAAAGCGCAATGTGGTTGTCACGGAGCGCAACAGCCGCATGCTCCGTATGGACAAGGGCGCATTCGTACTCGTGGGGCGCACGGATGGGTACGTTGAGGCTCAGAAGCGAGTCGTGGATTCTAAGAACCGGACTCGGTACTTCCAGTCGCCTCCGGGGTACGATGAGATTCAGATGCGTGTGTACATGCACCTTCTGGACGCGAAGGACGCCGAGTTAATCGAGAAGTTTCCAAACGGAACGACGCGCACGACCATCTTCGTGAACGATCCGGACGTGTGGAGCGAGATCGAGGGCGCACTCGACGGCGTTGTACAGATCATGGTTGAGACGGCTGCGAACCCGTCGAGCTTAGAGGCTATCGTCCTCGCTAATACAGTGGAGAATGGAGATTGAAATCACAACTACACGACCCGAATGGGCAAAAGGACGGGGTACAGTTCATGACGTTCGATTCCTCTACACCGGACGCGGACGCATTAACACGCATTCACGCACCTACCAAGTGATTCAGCGTGATTCGTCCGGTATCCATCTTTTTGAACGTCCTTTTCAGGGCGGTGTTGTGTCACGCGTATACAACGCAGAGTACTCGACAATGACAGTCTATTCAACGAACCCCCGCAGGTGGAGTGAAGAGACGATGGGAGCGGTTGAGTACTTCGCAGAAGTGCGTAGAAACAAACACTAAGAAAAGGACGGAACACAACAAATGGAAGCCTTCGACGTTATCCTTACTGCGATGTCTTCGTTGATTATGCTTATTGCCATTCACGTGTCTGTATTCGCACTCGTGCGCTGGATGTATCCCACACCGCTGCCGGTGCCTTCCCTGCCACCTCCACCGCCGCCGCCTCCGCCTTTCACGCAACCGGTTGAAGTACAGCAAGTCGTGAATGTACCAACGTATGAGAAACCTCTATCAGCCGAAGTCCCTCGTACGGAAGGGCTCCCCAACACAGCAGCAAACGCATCGAGCCCCGCAACTGAACGGCCTGCCTGGTTGGTTGCTGTTGACCCAAAGACCCTCGACAAGTGAGTGCGTAGCAATTAGCACGGATGAGAAGGGCAGCCACCAAGAGGAGCTCGCACTCGTGATGGACGAGAGGATGTGTCGGGACACGATCTTCCGTACCGTTCGACTGTCAAAGGACGTGTTTGTTGTATGCGACATGTGGGCAATGAACGGAACGGTTGTCCACCCACTCGCAACCTGGGCAGACCGACAGACATGGATTGCCGAGAGTCTGCGTCTATTTCATCAGCCCGACTTAGTGGCTCTGTTCGCACTCGCGGATGCGCCCGCCGGGACGCTGATACGTGGATACGAATGGTATGACGACCTGCCTGGTACGATAGGAGTCTTTTCGCGTGAAGATGTAAATGGTGAAGAGTCGCAGTCGTCGTCGCACCAAGCACCAACGCCGCCGCCGCTACCGCGGGGGTGAGTTCGCATCCGCCGCTGGCATGATCGCAGGACAGAATGGTCAACCTGCGGGAATGGCGTACACCGGAGCGAACATCTCGGGAACTGAGTTTGGCGGAGCGAGCTATGCGCCCACGACGGGTGGTCGTCGCTTGACACGCCGCCACCGTCACCGCCGCCGCCACCGCCGTCAGCGTGGAGGGACAGGTGGCATGGGCTGCTCGTCTGGGTTCGGTGGAGAGTCGATTGGAGCCAACGCGCCCGGAGCTGCCGTCTATTACAATGCGGGTGGTTCGGATCACACTCAGGGCAAGTGACGAACCACCGCATCTGCCCAGACATACGGCATATACTTCGGGTTGTTCGTCGTGATAAACGGACCACCTACTTGCGCCATGCGAATCCGGAACCTCTGCATCTCGAAACGGAGTTCTGTGTACTCATTCCATTCCGACCATGAGCGATACATCGTCATGCCCGATGACAACACTACAAACACATCAACCGTCCCAGTGAAAAAAAGAAACAATGTGATCAACGGCATGAGAATCATGTCGTTGATTTGTTGTACCTGGTCCATCCACGTGGATGGAAGACACTTGTCGCGTAGTTGAATGAACTGTTCAGCCGACTTAAACGGGTCCGTCGGCATCAATCCTTACTCCCTCGTTAGGAAACACAATCTCCTTGTCAGACGCCCTGCCGTCTCCATACCGGATGTCCATCTTGGGGTGGGTCTTGAGGAACACCAGGAGAAGGTCGAGACGAATCTCGTTGCCGGGCATCATGTAGTGGCTCAGTGCCAGGGTGATGTAGACCTCATTCGAGACGTCGCCAATCCACGTCCACGGAAGCTTGACGGGGTCGAACGGGTTGCCAGTGTAGGACGTAATCTCCTCGAACTCGTAGAGGACGCGGCGACGCATCTCGTCGCCCTTGCGCCACTCCTCGACGTAGATGCAGTCCTCGGGGACATGGGTCATGAGGGGGTCGTACTCGCTGTACTCGCCAAGGAGATACTTACGGTGGATGTAGCCGCGGTCGGTGCGCTGAGAGGCGAGGTAGCGGGAGAGAGCAGAGAAGGCACGAGAGATACACATTTTATCCGTGCTGTCTACTCGCTGCCGGAGGACGCATTCGTTTTCCGCCCCCACGGGATTCCACCAGCTCCTTCTGTCGACGCGGATGTCGCCGGAGTGATTCCGGGTTCAGGAGGGCATCCAGCACACGGGGCATTCGGTTGGAGGAAGGGGGTGCCCTTACCATCCGAGAAGGTCTCCTTCGAGTTCGCAGCCTGTAAGGAGACGATGATCGTCTCGTCGAAATTCGACCCCATTGCGATCGCAGTTGCCAGCGCCGTGATAACAAACGGAGTCGCTACAAACACCCACGACACCGGTGTCAGACCGATGCCGCAGAAGGTGTCCAGTATCTTGACAACCGCAAGTCCGAGTACAAGCTTGATTGCGAAGGTCACCCACAGACCCAATGTGAGGTCGAGTCCCAACTGGACGACTAAGAAAATCAGGTACAACAGTGCGGGCGGGCACAAGGCTTCGATAAAACGCATCTTCACGTACTTACATTTGAATCAAGAAAAGATGAACGCCATCGTCATGTCCTTCGCAAACTGCTCTGAAAAGGAGGCCGAGGACGCAATCCAGGCGCATAACGGAGACGTCTACGCAGCCATCGATGCGTTGCTCAAACTGCCGGTAGTCTCCGGAGCCAAGTACATTCCGAAGCCTCGTGCGATTGACCGCGGCATGACAGCTGAGCAAGAGGAACGATGTGCGACGGGACGAGCACTGATGGACACGCTTAGCGCTGTATCCTCAGCCGCCCAGACGAAAATCCGATCCGGGCAGTCGCTGGCGGAGGGGATAGAGCCGTCTTCGGTGCGTCTCCCTGTTGAGGAGCCGTCTGAGCCGTCTGGGCTACAATCCGGACAGGGTAGTCTCTCTGAAACTGCTCAACTAAAGTAGTCACTCGCTGTGTCTCCGAGAAGATGTCCATCGACTTCACATGCTCAACCACCGTTTCGCGCCGAGCCGCATACGTCGCAGGATCATCGAGTGCCTCAATGGCTGCAACCCATTCATCCGCCTTCTCGCGATGGCATCCAATTCCCGCTGGCATGATCCACTCTTCCACTCCTTCCGTGCTACCGACAATTCCCACATTCTCCGTCGCAGGTTTGGAATAGATGACTGGAATGCCATTGTACATGGCTTCAATCGCGATGCGTCCAAAACTCTCGTAGTAGGACGGAAAGAGGAGAATGCGAGTGCGCTTTAAGATGTTCCGGATGTCGTCGTCGAACGGAATCCATTCGATATTCGACGGAGCGGGAGGCAACCAGAGCTCACCATAGTAGGGTCGTACACCCAAAAACTTGCGATTCGGCATACGCTTCGCAATCTCAATGAACTGATGAACGCCCTTGTTCACATTCGCATTGACCAGGGTAATCATCTCTCCGTCGGGCAGAGTCTCCATCTTGATTGCGTTTTCGTGGAGCAATGGGCGCACAATCCCCGTGCGAACGATTAACGAAGGGAAGGGATTCACGTGCTTGCGAAAGTGTCCCTCCATCGTCTGGTTGATAAAGAAGAACATCTCAACCCACTTGTTCGAAGCCAGGTCGGTCAGTACAGAGTACCGCCCGTCGAAGTGGGCTGTCACGACGATTGGACGAAAGTATCCGCGGGAGTTGATACGGCGGACGTAGGGGAGACACGGGGCGTGTGGACAGATCCACAGCTCGCTCGAGTCCAGAAACGATGACCCGGCGGTGTAGTGCATGAAACGGTAGCCTCGCCAGGTTCCGCCATTCACACCTTCCTTCGGTTTCTCAATCGTCAAAAATACAGCCGAATGTCCGCGTTTTTGAAGTTCGGTGGCTAAGTCCACGTCATGCAAGAACGCGCCGCACAAGTCGGGCATTCGATTGGCAAAGAAGAGTACCCGCATTATGTATCTTGTTCTACTCGCGTTTTCTTAACTAAGCGTGATGAATCGCCACCCCACGTCCACGACTGAACCCAGTTATTGGGATTGTGAAACTCGGACTCCTTCACGGGGATGAGAGGCTGGTAGTAGTTCGGGATCGTCTTGTCCATCACGGTCGAGATGTCCTTCTTCGTGCGCGGAACCGCAAAGTGGAGAAGCGATGACTCGTCTCCCACCGCATCCGCCTGGCGTCCTACACCGAGATTCGGTGTCGTGGGAAACGGGCGTACCCAAAGCTGTTTGGGACCCTTGACGCGACTCCCACTGACATCACCCCAGCGAAGGTCAGAGTTCTTGTCAATCTCGCATCCAGCCCCCATTCCGAACCCGCCACGGGCAATCATGCCCGGCTGGTCCGCCATTGCAACCGCAGGACTCAGAGTACCGGAACAATCACCACCTCCGAAGAACGAAGTCTGACGTCCAAACGCGGCTTCGTTTGCAAAGTTGTGCTCCGTTACATGGGACTGGTCGACATTCCCACGGGTGTTCGCAAAGAACCAGTCGACTGTATTTGTTGACATCCTTATTATCATCAAACCCAGAAAGTTTCACAGAAAATGGACAGCAAGTGTATAAGTCAGAGGAAGAACAATGCAGCCATCCGATTGGCACGAACATGACGATAAGGGACGCTATGTAGTGGATGTCTTCGGACGCCTACGCGACAAATCTGTCGCATGCGTGCGGATCACCGGATTCAAGCCGTACTTCTACGTTGCAGGCGCAAACCCAGGAGGTGCGACGAAGGTATCCAAGTACGACGTGATGGCAGGCTTCAACTGTCTCAAACCCATCGACGTCTGGAAGGTTGCCTGCCAAACCCTCTCGCAGTACCACGAGCGTATCCGTACCTTGAAGGCGGACAATCGGACGATGTACGAGTCGACGCTTCCGCCTTTCATTCGTCTCCTTCATGACCGTCATCTCGGTCCGGGGTCTCCAATTCAGTTTGTAGGTGAGGAGATTGATGTGCCTGTGGATTCAGAGACGGAGGAGCAGCTGTACACCATCGACGCGATGTACACGTGCGATTGGACAACCGTTAAGCCGGCTCTGGGTACGATTTCCCTCAAAGTCGCCTGCTATGACTTGGAGATGTGCCCACTCCAAGGCGAGAACTTTCCGGTGGCGGCTAAGGACCCGATTGTTCAAATTGGCATCTCCTATCGGTGGTCGGACAACCTCATGGTGCCCACGTCCAAGAAGGTGTTTGTGGTTGGAACCGTTGACCCATCGGACGAAGTTGGTACTGAGTTCATCTCATGCGCAACGGAAGCGGAGATGCTCTTGAAGTTCGCAGCGAATGTGCGTCGCGAGAATCCGGATATCATGGCAGGGTACAATACCTTTGGTTTCGATGACGCGTACATCGAGGACCGATGCCGACGCCTGGGCATCCTCGACGACATGAACCTGTCACGAGCCCCGCCAGCCAAGACTCGGAGTCGGGACGGACATTACTCGACCAAGTTCTCGGACACGAAGCGATTTGAGTTGGCGTCGGGGAAGTACGACCTTCGCATGCTGGCTCTTCGGGGGCGGTTGTCGATTGACCTGCTGCTGAATATGCGTCGCGAGCACAGCCTCGACTCCTTCAAGCTGGACTCGGTTGCGAGCGTGTTCCTGCGAGACAAGGTTTCGACGTATCAATACAATGAAGTCACCACAAAGAGTACTCGGGGTCTATGCACTGGCAATTACGTCCGCTTTGACCTGGTTGGAAATACGTCAGACCCCTACCGAGACGGGCAAAAGTACCGAGTCACATCTGTCAACGGAAAGACATTCACAGTCGACGCCCCAGACGACCTCTTCGCTGAACTCTCCGACAAGGACCGAACACATTTGGAGTGGACTCTTTCCAAGGACGACGTAGACCCACATGAGCTCTTCCGTCTTCATCGCGAAGGGGGTGCGGCTGGACGAGCTCGGATTGCCAAGTACTGTATTCAAGACTGCGACCTGGTTCTGACCCTCATGTCGAAGCTGGATACGATTGTCAATGCACGCGGAATGGCAGATGTGTGTAAGGTCCCGATGCAGTTCGTTCTCATGCGAGGGCAGGGTATCAAAATCTTCTCGGCTGTCGTATACTACGCCTCCCAGCGAGATCAGATTATCCAGACACAGCAACACGAGTTCGGAGACGAAGCCGGATACGAGGGTGCGGTGGTGATCAGCCCAAAGATTGGAATGTACCTTGACCAACCCGTGTCCGTTCTGGATTTCAACTCCCTGTACCCGACCAACATGATTGCCTACAACATCTCACCCGATACGCTGGTCAGTATGCGAGCGTTTGACTCAAACGACAAGCAGGTCGATGCCCAGTGTGAAGGAATGACGTTTCCGGCTATGCAGAAGCTGAGAGCCGACGGCTATGTACTGGACGAGGTCGAGTACGACAACAAGGAGACGGGTGGTAAGACGGTCTGTACCTACGTTCAGCCAAAGGCGGACCAGCCGATGTTGACCGGTGTACTACCCAAGACCCTTGAAATCCTGCTAGCAAAACGGAAGGAGTACAAACAAATGATGGAAGATCCTAAACATGATGATGCTGCTCGCTCTGTCTATAATGGTCTTCAGCTTGCTTACAAGGTCGTCGCCAACAGCGTGTATGGGCAGACTGGTAGTCGTACGTCTCCCATCCGAAAGATGT